ATGAATTCTCCAGTCTTGAAAGAGGCATCCTATTCTTCTCTAATTACAGATTCTGTCTAAGTTTATTTATGAACTTATCTATTGATACTATAAATGGAATTATCGCCAGGATAATCGTCAGTATTTGTTCCCTGATATTCAACAATAAGTCTCTCAACATCCTTTCTTTCACCATATACATGGTAGAAACAATCAATGGTCGATAGATCAGTAATCAAATCAGTATTAGTTGAATCTTCTGCGATAACAATGAATTCATTACTAAATTCTTGAATTACAAGATTTTGATTTGATCCAATTGGTTGTAACTGAACAGTGATGCTATCTTCATGAACTAAATCTTTCCAATACTCAGGTAAATTAATTACATTCGACTCTTTTAATCTACCACGATGATAAACGGCAGTTTCTGGGCCTTCTAGGCAAATGTGACGTAACCTATGCCCTTCCTTTGACGGATGAGGAATATCAAATGCTTTTGCACCAGATGATTTACCACTTGCAGTGCTTACACTTCCAACAAAATTAGATGCAGTGATTGATCCAGATGCCTTAATAGTTCCAGTTTGAACTGTATTACCAGTTTGTTTTGTATTTCCTACGATAGTAACATCACCATTAACAAGCAGTGCCTGTATGGTTTTATTATCACCATCTATTACCACGTTACCATCAGACTTCATTGCTAAACTTGCACTACAAGCTGGTTGTTGATCACCAGGCAATTGTTGTGCAGAGTTTGAAGTTACATTAAAAACCGCTTCATAATTTGGTGATGCACCAGTTTTTCCAACATAAACAGGGCCATTCAATACCGCAGTTCCAGTTGGAGACTGGTCTTTCCCCTCTGGATGTGAGACATCATTCGACCCAACAACTAATTTATCTGTTTGTGTTTTAATTATTTGCACTTAATTATCTCCAAGAGTTGTAGGTGTAGCTAAGATATCTTTTTTAAGAGTTTGTGTTAACACACCAAAGTCCATGTCACCATGAGCAGCAGCCAACGAGAACCCATACTTAAGTTGAAAGAATCCCTTGCTTATTATATCAACTCTGTTAGTAGCGTCAACTAATATTTTTTCACCTTGAAGTCGTATATCTGGTGCTTTTGCATTAATAATACGATTCGCACTCAAAATAATCTGTCCATCTTGACCACCACCATTGGCATCAAGAGTAATGTTTCTTCCTCGAAGTGTAATGTTACCATTATAACAATCAACAATTACATCACCATTTTTGCATCTTATAATCTTTGCTGGAAGTTCAGTATTATCACCAGCATTTCTAACTTTTAATCCAGTGCCGAGAACTTCTAAAGATTGGCCTGGCGTATATAGAAGTGCTTTACCAGTCCCAGGCCCACCTTCAGTTCCACCTTGACCTGTGTTAGAGTAAAATCCAAAAGTTTGAGATTCTTGTGTTTGCACCTCAAAGTTAGACATTCCATGTATGGAATGCATTGAACCACTACTGAAAGAATACCTTTCTCTGATATCTTTCTCTACATTTTTTCTATCTTTAGGTTTAAAAAGTCCCATGTTTATTTCTCAATACAACTAATTACAGTTACAACAGCGTCCTGAGATATTTGAGCAAGTTCAGTTGCGTCTTCAATCTTAGTAAATCTAAGAACAGGTGTCAATCTAGCACCACTACCAGTGTCACTATTTATGACTAAATCTGGAATGCTGGTGAATCCAAATCCACCATTAATGACATTTGCTCCTGCCACTAGTCCATCTTCAATAATTAACTCTACTTCCGCTTGACCAATTCCCTGTGATACCTCATCACCTAACGTATCACTCACAGTTCCGCCTTCAACTGCAACTGTATCACTCACAGTTCCGCCTTCAACTGCAACTGTATCGCCATCTTGATATCCAAATCCTGTGTTCGTAAGAACGACATCAGCTATTGAACTAACATAAGACACAGAACCATCATAATTTCCATCTGGACTTGGAATTACTTCCTTAACATTTCCGTCAAGATCAGTTTCTGTTGTATTTGGTAGATAGTTTTGGCCAGGACTTGTGATTACAACTTCAACAACACCTGTGGAACTGTTTCCATTTGGATCAGTAACCTCACCTAATTTAACAAATCCTCCAGCACCATAACCATTCTCACAACTATCAAAGAATGATAATAAGGGTGGTTCAGTATATCCAAAACCACTACCAGTAATTGCAACACCGATTACTTGACCAAGAACATTGATGATTGGTTCGCCAGTTGCACCTTGACCACCTAAAGGAAGAGGGCCAAGAAAATCAACTCTTGGTGGGCCACATCTAAGAACATTTGTTGAGCAATTAGGTGCGGATGGCACTGCTGGTACTGCTCCATCTAAAGATGGTAGTCCTGGCAATTGTGGAATTGCACCATCAATTGCATCTAAAAGAGGATTGACAAAAGAACTTACACCTATCTTAGGAATTAAATTACTAAAATCATCAGGTAATGCTTTTCTAATTCCATTCTTTGAGGAATATGAAGTATTTTCTGGACAATTCATTTGATCACAATCTAAAACACCTGTAATGATATCAGCAAACTTTATCGCATTTGAAAATGTTTTACTAGGAAGTGCGATACCACCACCTTGAATTGAATTTAATTGATCAAATATGCTTCCAAGACTTGTATCTAAGATATTATTAATTTGTCCGAACATATCACCTAAGAAGTTTTCGACACCACAAATAGGCACATCTAAAAGTTGACCCAACATATTCTCTAAGCTCTTCATCAGATAATCACCAAGTTGATCCTGTATCTTTTCAAAGTTACAATATATTGTATTCGATAGAGCGTTTGTAGCTTCTCCAGCAACACCCTGTAATGGTTTTGGAACTTTATCCTTAAAAGTTGTAGATAGTTTGTCTAAAGTTTCTCCTATTACATATGAACGTCCACGACGAACTAATTTAGTTACAGAGTTTTGAATACGATTTGATGTTAATTTTAACTCTGCCTGCATATCAACAAGACCACCGTAGAGAGGATTAACAAAAACATCTGACGAGTTTAATTTTTGAAAGACTTTCATCTTTCGAGAAAACTCCTTCATTTCATTACTTATCTTTGATATTTCATTATCTTCACATGCAGTAGAGCTATCCATTTCAAATTCTGTATTTGCATTAACATTCTCTTCTGCAACAGTTTTGTCAGACGCATTTGGAAAATTACCACTCCACTCTGAGTCTTCAGCACCACTGCCTCCACCATTAGCACCATTGCCACCGCTACCTGTGACTGACCTTTGTTGATCACCAGCAGTTGCTCTCACATCTGGTGGCGTATATGGAACAAAACAAGTTTGTTTCTTTGCGTTGAACTGAGAGTTTTTTATTCCATCTTTGATAAAACTTTGTTTGAATAAAGTTCCAAATATTATCGGTTGTTGAGCATCTTCACCATCAAGAAAAAATCCAACGACAACTTCCCCACCATGATATTTCATGGATGAACCAAGTCCTCCAGTGGTTGACATATTAGGTGGTAAAAGAACGTGCGCTAATGGTAGTTCGTCATCAGGTAATTCATCACCACATCCATGATATCCAACAATACGAACACGGCATCGATGTGAGTAAATGGGTTCACCATTTTCTGCATTTTTCTTCTCTAAAAGATTATCCCACTTTCCTTTCTTTGGATCAGTAACTTGACCGATCCACCACTGCATTGGGTCTTTCCCTATAAAATCAGTTGTCTCTTTATACATCTAATTAATCATCATAGATTAGGCATTCAGGCTCATCTGGATGCATGTCACAAAATAGTTCTAAAGCATTTGGGTCATGATGATCGCCTGCTTCGATTTCTTCTTTGTGATGTTCGGCATACTCTTCGAGTTCATGTAACTCCTCTTTCGCATGTCTTCTTGCTGCTGGATTGGCCTGTGGGTCATCAGCAATCTTTTTATCGTATTCAATGTGATCTTCGATTGATTTCATTTGATTCTCCTGTTTCTTTTATTTAAGCGGTAAAGGCATCACGAATTAAAGTTAGTTGAGTTTCTCCACTTCCACCACCGATTAGGTGTCTTAATTCAGATATTAGATACTCTCCACTTGGATCATTAGTTTTATCACTTCCATACTCATCGGTTGAACCTTCACCCTCTTCATTTTTGAGAGGAAACTTGACATCAACCTTTATACCAGCTCTCAGAGTAGTGTTCAATGGAACTGATATTTGTAAAGTTTGTGAAAATAGTAAACTAGTTCTAGTATAAGATTTATTTTTATACACGTCAAGTTCACTATTAGGTTTTGTATCTTTCTTTTCTGAACCTTTTTGAGAGACTCCAACATCACTAACTTTAAGCATTAGTCGAGATGGATGTTTTTCAATGTCCTTTAAAAATTTGAGATCCTTTTTAGTATCTAATTTAGTTATGTCAAAATCAACCTCTTTAAGTGTATGATTTTCAATATTAATATAGAGAGTTCGATTTGCATACATTCCCATTCTTAAATTAGTACCAATATCATTTGTTTGATTTAAATTATTTTGTAAAATTTTATTTCCCTCAATGGGTCTATCAGCCTGTTGATATGGGACAGCTTCTTGTTTTAGTAAACTCTCAATTGATCTAAAATGATAACCCTCTATGGTTTCATAAAATAAAAAACCAAAATTCTTAGTGGATGATTGTGCTTTTGAACATAACCATTGAATCGTATCAAATGGTCTTTTTAGATTACCTACAAACGAATAAGAGTTAGTGGCGTCATCACTATCTAAGTTTTTCTTTGTTTTTAATCCTAGATATCCAGTTGACTCATCTCCTTTAAGTATTGTTTTCACTGTTTGAGTTACGTTACCAGTAAACTTTTTATTCACTCTTGCGGTTTCATTTATAAGTGCATCAACTGAAACAAACTCTAAAGTTGCAACCTGTTTATTACTTTCTGTCACCATGTTTCTGACAGAATTTAACATTAACTTATGTTCTGTGGATTTAATTTCAAACTTATCTTCCTCACCATCTAAAACAGTTACGTCAATATATTCACCACCAGTTATTCCCTTTCTACCTAACACTTGGTCAACGTCAATAAAGGTAATTGTCATTGATATGGTGGTATTTTGAAGAGATTCATAATAATCAATAGCAGCGACACCTTTAACAATATCATAGGGTTCCTGTAATGAAGAACCCTTATCATCATTTGGTAACAGCGTGCATTTTTTAATTAGATACTTCTTTTCTGACATTATGATAATCTTCTAAGAACTTCTGGAGGCAAACCTTTCGATGTTGGCGAGATAGATATGTATGGATTTGCTGTAAGTTGAACAAACTTTACATCACTCTTAGCAAGTTTTATCGTTGATTCAGAAGTTTGTGATGTGTTTCTTGGAACGATTACACCCTGATTCTGATCAATATTCCCTGCATTTGTAGTAGATTGAACTATTCTATCAACTCTAGCGTTTGTATCATCTAATAAGGATAAATCTCTATCTTGTTTATCGACTTGAATATTAACATTCTCTTTTACAGGTTCAACTTTGTTCACTTCATATCTACTCAAAATTTCTTTTATTTTACTTTGTCTCTCTAGACGTGGTGTGTTTATATACTCCATATAATCATCTGTCGAAACTTCTTGACCAAAAATGTAAGCTTTACCTGTTTTCATATCAAATCTAGTTACACCTTCCATTTTTTCGCTGGTGGATGTTACGTTACCCTCTTTACTAGATGAAAATTCATAACTCCCCTCTTTAAATTCTTCTTTTTTTGTAATATTATTATATTTTTTTAGAGTGTTTGAAGTTTTTGAGTCTATATCATCTATTTCTCTCTCC